TTCTTTGTCCTCCTTGTCCTTGTCGTGTTTGGTTTGGTCGTCCGGTTTCCCAGTACCTTCACCCTCCTCCTTGACCTTTTCTTTGGTCTCGTCTTCTGGCTCCGGGTCGTCAAACTCCTTGAGGAACGTTCCAAGGCTTTCATAAATGCCTGCAAGCGTTTCTCTGTTCCTGCCGCTCATTTTCTTTCCGGCCTTTTCTACGGGCCGGTCACTCTCAATGGTTTTAACCACGCTCTCGCCCCCTGCAAGAATATCTGTGATGATGTTGCTGAAATCCTCAAGGTTTTCTCTCAATTTCCCCTCATCCGTCTCGTAGATGTAGCGGCCTGTTACAGGGTCATACTTGAAAAGAATCTCCTCAAGAGAATGGAACGCGTCCCAAAAAAGGGTGCCTTTGCTGCGCTCCCTGTAGAGGTCAGCCATAGCGCCTTTCTCTACGGTGTCCAGTCCGAGCAGCCTTGCGAGTTGTTTCAGCAAGCCTCTTTTCTCGCTGCCGTTTTGCTGCTTGCTTACCGTGTCGTCCACATCCACATCCTCCTCGCTGTAATTTCCAACGCCGCCCATCGAAAACCCGGTGATGTCGCCCTTTTCGATGGATTTCCAGATTTCCGGGTCGTCTACCTCGACCGTCATGAGCCATGTACCCTTTTTGACCTGCTCCTTGTCGATGGCAAAGTCAGCCTTGGCAATCCAGCTTTCGACAATAGCTCCACCCTTGAACGGCTTGAAACTGTGCTGGATGTCTACTTGATTGCTGTTCTTGGCGAACCAGTAAGCGGCTTTGGTGATTTCAGTCTCGGTCATGAAATTGCCTTGGCTGTCCTCTGTCAGCGGTTCATAGACGATTCCTGTGACGTGATGGCTCTCCGGGTTGGCCTTGACTATTCTGCCGCAGGTGGTGAAGGTGGCCTTGCCGTCGTCCGCTTTTTTCAAGAGGAATTTTCGGAGGTTTGCGGCCTTGTCAACGAGACTGACAAACTGGATTTTGGCCTCCGTGATTTCGTATGCTTTCCTTAAGCCCTTGCTCATCCGTGTATTCACCTCCTTTCGATGGTCGACTTTTGGCATATAAAAAGGGCCTCGCCAGCGGTAGGCGAAGCCCTCTTTATTAGGGTTGTTTGGTGAGATTGGGAAATTTACTCTTCCAGCTTTTCTCGTCGCTCCTTTTCATAGGTCGTTTCAGAGCCGCAGTACCCGCAGACAATATCATCATCCGCGAACACGGCCTGTTCGCACTCTACGCAATGGGGATTGCTGCAACGGTTGAAGTCCTTGACCAATTTTGTGCCGCATTTCGGGCAAAAACGGTATGGCTTATCGTATTTTCGAAAACAGTTCGGACATCTCATTTTCGCCATGGCGGCTGCCTCCCTTACAGTCCGGGTACGATTTCTTTGAGCGTGCGCAAAAAATCCTTTGCCTTGTTCATGACCGAGTTTTCCTGAAGGTATTCAATGCCCTTTGGCGTGATCTCCAGTTCGAGCATTTTCACCGAGGGCATTCCTCCCAGCAGTTCCCCAAAATACATTCCGCTGATATAGCCGTCGGCCTGCAAATGCCGCGTGATATATATCCAGTATTGAGGATTGATGTCCAGACGGGCCGGGGATATTTCGCTCTCTTCCGGTTTCTGGCCCGTCTTGAGGCAGGCGTATAGGTACAGCAGAATTCGGCAGGCAAGGGCGGAATAATCATCTTTTGCCACGATGTTCGTTTCCTTTCCTATTAGATTAGACGCCAGGAATAATAGTGCCCTTTTCCTCTTGCTCGACGGCGAATGTTGTGAGTGCGCCACAGTAGCGGCAGAAGATATCATCGTCCTCAAGCACGCTGTCCCGGCAGAGCTGAGTTCTCATTTCAGAGCAGCGATTCTTATCTTTTTCCAGTTCTACACCGCACTTCCCGCAGTATCGGGCCAGTCCCTTGTAAAACCGTCCACAATTCGAGCATATCATCTTTGCCATTACCGTTCAAACCTCCTCAACGGTCAGTCTCATCATCTAATTCGTCAATGGCCTCCTGCTGAAGCCGCTGCCGTTCCTCCAGAGGGAGGCCCAACACCTCCTCACTGACGATCCCCTGCGAGATGCAATGACATTCGATGCGCTCGCCTGGTGGGAGTGAGGGGTCTCCGGGGAACATAGGGTGATAGAAATGCCCGTCGGCTCCTAGCAGTTCAAAGGCTGCGTTTTTCGGAACCCTGCGCCCGTCCATGTCCTTGTGGTTTTGGCGGGGAGCATGGATATAAATTCCGGTATGCCGCCACATCTTTTCTACAACGGACGGGCTTTGCATAAACGCCTCTTGCTGAGATGCCCGATGTGCGGTCAACACCTCTGTGACAGCGGTCTTCCGGGCTTTGTACCTCTCGTTCCGAATGCCGCTGTCCATTATTTTGCGGGAGAATTCAGCGATGCCAATACCGTCTTCCAATCCCTTCTTGAGGATGGTTTCAATCTCCTTGTGGCTGTTGAGCTGCATGATACCCGCTAGTTCCCTGCTCCAACTGTCCACCCATGCGAGGGTACGCTTGGAAACTCTCTGGATTTTAAGACCCTTGTCGAGACTGGCGAGATAGTAGGAAACAAACTTCGGGACAAAGATGCTGAATTGCTCCTTGAAAATGGCAAGCAGTTTCGCCTTGAGGTTGTCGTTGAGTTTGACCCCTGGCCATATTTCTGCGGCAAAGGTTTGGAGATCGATGGCCTTTTCAGCCTCATCCAGAACGTAATCGGTTTCCTCTGTGAGTGCCGTTGCCACCTGTTCCTCAAAGGTGGAAATGGTGTCTACGGTTTCTTCCGGCTCAATGTAACCCTCCTCCCCCAAAGTACCCGCAAGGTCCTCGTCCGCCTTTTGGAGGTATGCGTCTATGGCCTTGATGAGCGGCCTGCACCTTACGCACATAGGCTACTCCCCCTTATTCATTTTCAAGAGTAGGGCTTTTACTTCTTTCATCACAGCCACCACCGCATCGTCGTTGTGGCTGGCGGCCTTTTCAATTTGCCGTTGCAGGCTCATGGCGAGGGCGTTAAAGTCCTGCCCCACACCCGCGCCGCTGCTGCCGCTGCCCTGCGTTTTTTGGTAGGCGATGGGGATGTCGCCCCATTCCCCCGGGTAGTCCTCGGAGACCTCGCCGAACGCCTCAAAGACGATTTGCTTTGCCTTGTTTGGTGTGAGGCCCCCAGCGTTGTTGCAAACGGTGAGCAGTTTATACAAATCATCCGGATTGGAGACGTTCGGCTCCAGAAAATAACACTCCACATATTTGAACTGATAGCCATTGAGAAGACGGTTGTTGATGGCCCATGCAAGGCTTTTGCGCTCCGGCTGGAATACCTGTTCCTCTGTGACCTCCTGCGCTGTCTGCGCCGTGGCCCGGTTGAAATCCGTGGTGTAGCCAACATAGAGGTCTGGGAGCTGGAACGCGGATTGCACCTTGCGGCGGTTGTTGTCAAGGTAGTCTTGGAAAAGCTCGTCTTTCTGGAGAATGGAGGCAAGGTCTTTCAGCTCGATTTCCGGCTTGTCGTCCGTGTCCAGCGCCGTCCCTTCGGTGGTACTTTCAGTTTCCAGAACAAGAAAGGCGTGTTGTCCCGCTGCCCCTTTGATATCGTTCATGTACTCTTGTAGTTTGGCGAAACTGTCGTCGGAGAGGGTGCCATTGCGGATGATGATCGCGAGGGGAGTGTGCCGCCCATTCTCAAAGTAGTTGTTATTGAGCATTTCAGCCTTGCGGCTACCATCCACACCCAAAATCTGCCCGATCCAGCGAACTTCCCCATACGGCGCTGTCCCGATGGCAAACTCCATGATTTCGTTTGCCTGATAGTCCAGCTCAAGGGTCTCCCCCTCCTCAAGGTAGCACCCGCTACGCTTATCCATGATACGGGGGTCTCCAAACTCGCGGAAATAGACCGTTTTCCCGCCGATGTCCTGACGATACTTGCAGAAGCGCTTTTTCCGCTCCGTCTGTTGTCCGTGGTGGTAATAGATGGTGGAGATATAGGGGTCGAGGGGCAGGGTCTTGAGGATGGAAGGGGTGTCCCGGATAAACTCTACTTGAACGACCTCCTCGGCAAGGTTGCGAATGACCTCCAGATAGGCAATTCCGTAAGTTTCTCGCGCCTCAATCAAGTCCTCAAAGACCTCTTTTGTGTCCTGCTCCGTGTTGAGCAGTTCGATAATTTCCTGCGCCCGCTGGAACTCCGCCGCCATTTCCGGGGTCTCTTCCATGTCCTCGACATAGCGAACGCCAATGCCGAAGCCTGCAATATTATTGCGGTAGGCCCTGATACATTGAGGGAGGATAGAACTTTCCTTGACCAGATTGCGGAGGCCCAGCAACCTAACGGGTGGATTTATCCATTCCCCGGCGTTGTTCGCCTCCTGCGGGTTGAGTTGGAGGGCGACATCGGCCTTTTCCACGGGTTTCCGGGCTTTGACGATGCGCACCTGTGTCTGTGCTTTAGGCATTCTTCTTTTTCACCTCTTTCCGCTTTGGCGGTTTTACTGGCAGGCACAAAAGCAGAACGCAGTCGGCCTCATCTGGGGAGGGCTGACCGCGCTTCTTCACGTCTTTTTTACTTTCAATTTTGATTTTGCTTGCCTCGGTGAGGCTGTACTTGCGCCCGGATAGCTGCGCTACAAGATCATCGTCGTCCGGCAGTATAAGTTCGACAGGTTTTGGTTTCCCCTCCTCATCATAGGGAGAGAGCAGTTTCTTGACCGTCGCCATCATGTAGGTTGTTGTGTCGTGGTAATATCTGTGGCGCATGCGCTCTCCGAACTTCACCGGATAGACCTCCAGCCACCAGAACCGCTCCAGGTCGTTGCGCTTGACCTGCCGGAGGCGGTCTACCACGCCGCCGCCCACGCCGCCGTCGTCCACCTTGACGGGGATAGGGTCTTGCAGCTTGTAGCGGGCCACAAGTTCCTCTCCGAGCATGATAATGTCGTCCGCCGTCTTCATGGTGTCCTGGCCCTGCCGCTTCTTGTAGAGGGTGACTTTTTCATCGACTTTGAAGCCTATGACGGTTTTATCGTCTCCGAAGCGGGCCACGTCGCAACCAATATGCACGAGAGACGGGACGCGGGCGGGCTTATACTCGGTATTGATAGAATTCTCAACAAGAGAAATGGGGATAAATACGTCGTCCTCCTGCAAGGGGAAGTCCCCGGCCACACGGACGCGGAAAACGTCGCTGTCCTCGCCGTACATATTGATGATGGTCTGGACGAAGTCCTCCGGCACTCTGGAACTTTTTCTGCCGTCTATGTGGAACGTGGAGTATGCTCCCCGGTTCTTGTGATGGCTGTCGTAGAAGAAGCCGGAAAGCTGCGTCGGGTTGCCGCACATAAGGAGCCGCGCCCCCGGCGTGGAGAGAGCGCCCAGCACTGGTTCGAAGATTTCGTCCTTTACGCCGCTGGCCTCGTCAATGATAAAGAGCAGGTTTTCAGCGTGGAAGCCCTGTAAAGCGTCCGGCTTGCTGGCGGTGCGGGCCACGGCGAACCATTCCTCCGGGTAGCCCCGCATATAGACCTTTTCCTTTGTCCAGATAAGTTCCTCGGACAGATGCGGGTTGTTACGGAGCCACTTGCTGACCTCCGCCCATAGAATATCAAAAAGCTGGTGCTGTGTCGGGGCGGTACAGGGGATTTTGGGAAAGGGATGGGTCAGCATGAACCAGATGATAGTCCATGCCTCAACGGTGCTTTTCCCTACGCCGTGACCGCTACGTACAGTCGTCAGCTTGTTTTTTTCGACGCTGCGGAGGATTTCGGCTTGATCCTCGTCCGGCTTTGCCCTTATGATGTCCTCTACAAACTCTACCGGGTGTTTGTTGTAGTATCGTATCGCCTTGTGCAGCTTTGCCTTTCGGTCGCTAATCATCGTTATCCTCCCTGCCGTTAATGGCGAGCGCAACGTCGTCCGCAAGTCCGTTTCCCATGCCCACGTCCTTCGCCTCTGTGGTGCGTTCTTCCTCGAACGCTCGATTGAGCCGTTCCAAATCGGTCGCCATCTTGATAAACTCCTTGATATCTTTTGCAGACATTGCTCCAGTCTCTAATAGGTTCAACGCCTCCAGCGCCTTTTTTTGGAGCTGCATGGCGATCCTGATATGGCGGCTCTCCATATCCCGGTGATCTTTTATTGCCTTTCGACGGGTCTCCTCCGCTATGCTGGAGTCGTAGGCGGTAGCCCGCTCCCGCCAATTCCACCTGTCCTTCCATCGTCGAAGCAGACTATCACTTTTCCGCAACTTTTCCGCCACCGCCGAAATGGTTCGTCCGGGGCCTAAATCCCGATAGGTGGAAAAGGCTTCAAAGGCAGGGCCGCTCTCTTCGGGTAGTTGTTCCCACGGCTTGTCAGTCCACTTCATTTTCCCCCTCTCCTCATATTCAAACTTCTCTGAAATATAGAAAGGCGTCGGGGCAACCCAACGCCTTTTTCATTCACCCATTCAAAATGAAAATAAATCCTCACAGGCGATCCTCGTTCCGTCTCGCTCACAGAAGACGCTTTTGTTGCCAGTGAGGGCAACGTAGCCTCTCACGATCAGGTCACAGTAGTGTGGATCGAGTTCCATTGTATAGCATCTACGGCCAGTCATTTCCGCCGCCCGAAGCGTGCTACCGCTCCCGCCAAAGAAGTCGATCACCAGGTCCCCAGGCTTGGTGTTATTGTTGATGGCCCGAATTGCCAACTCCACCGGCTTCTGCGTGGGGTGATCCACATGGGCGTCCTTGGCGACTTCCCAGGTGTCCGTAGTC